TCGCGTCAATCAAAATATACTGCTGACTAAAATCACTACTATATGGAGCAAGATTCGTCCGCACCTTTTCAATGAGGCCGTCCGCATTTACTCGCGTAGCATTAGAGGCGCGGGTAAAGGTCAAATCACCAGAACCATCAAGAGGTTTAGTACAATAGACTTTTCCCGTATCATAGATACCGGGATTTAGGATTAGACTTGCTTTATCGTATAAAGTTTCCATAAATATCTTAACGTGATAGTTCTACAATGCTGCTCTTCAAGCAATCTACAGAGTCAACATAGTAAGTGGTTGTAATTCTATCGGTCATATTCTCAATAACGGCATCAGCAAAGTCATACAATGTATCAAGCCCCATCTCAGAGATAGCAGCAACCATACAGTCGTATCCCTCATAGATAGAGGTGTCTGAGGCTCTGCTGATAGTTAAATCAATCAAAGCCCTTGCACCCTTTCCAGAAGATACAATTGACTTGGTGGGAGTGCCACCAATACTCGCTAATGAAATGCCTAATCCAAGCATCTTCTATTAACCTCCAATGTAGGCAATCAAACGACCTGAAGAAACAGAAATCGTATTGAATTTACCATAAATAGTAAGTCCCGCAGCGAAAGTCTCAGCAGTCAATCCATCACCTGAACCACAAGTGACAGTAACAATGCTATCCTCAACGAAAGTGATAGCGCGGTACACCTCACCAGCGGGCTGAGAGAATCCAGACTCTACAAGACGAAAGCCATACTCCCCAAAGGAAGAAGCCTGAAAGTCTTGATTGCGTACAATAGTATTAAATGACATAATAATTAGTTTTGAAGAATATTTTTAGCATCGTCAATCAAGCACTCGCTCTGCAATTCAATTACAGCATCATCAGCAACCGCTCGGTTAATCATCTCCTCGCCATAACGAGTGATAGAGGCAATGCCTAAAGATGTCTTACGAAAAAAGAATCGCGTTTGGGGTTCGTATGTAGCCATTAGTCAAAGATTGTTTTATCAACGAAGTAACTCGTATCGTTAAGAACCACAGAACCAATTCCGGACTCGCAAGTCAAGATGAGGTTGATGTAACTTTTTTCTGATATGCCTGTTCCGCTGTCAGCATCATAGGTCATATCCATACCATCCATAACGCCAGTTACGGTAACGGTATCATTGTTATGCCAGCATACGGCAACAATATCTTCTCGGACACCCAACATATCAATCTTGTTGAGTGACTCGTTGATGTTCGGTAATTGAACGGTGATTGTGGTGGTAATCAATCCAAGGTTATTGGTCTTACTCTTGGACTCATTAAAAGATGTTACGCCATCTCGGTTGTTGAACTGGATGACGCTTGGGTTTTCGGCTTCAACAGAAAGTATAATACTCTCATCAAAGGGGTCGGTGATAATTTGGACATCACTCTGTTTGTAGAGGATGACACGCTTCAAACCACCAGAAGTTTTGTTACAGATAGTATCAATATCCGTAAGCACTATTCCACAACTAAAAGCCATAGTTTTATAATTAAAAAAGGGACTGAGGCTACTGCCCCAGCCCCCTTAAATTAATTTACAAAATTCCCTTATGCGGGAACAACATCACCGTAGAACTGAGCAGAAGTGATTCCGATAGCAAGGCTATCTTCTTCGCCAGTCAAGGTGATTTGGAAACGGTTTTTCTCAGCACGACCCGTACCAGAAGCACCATCTACAGTAGAGACATAAAGACCGAAGTCATAGCCCAAGATGTGGTGAGTACCAGCAGCCGTTTCAACGAAAGCAACAACGCGACCCAAAGGAGCGGAGATAGCCTCGAGTTCGTCACGCTTGGCCTTGGTCATCACAGGGAATTCCAAAGAAAGGGTGGGAACAACGGAGAAAGTACCGTCAGCATTAACCGTCTTCACATCGGTGAAGGCAGAGAATCCATCGCGGTTAGAAAACTGAAGGTCAAATACGTCATTGTCGGTCAACAAGTCAGCAGAAGCGGGAGTAATCGTAGCAGTACCACCCGTTACAGAGACCAAAGAACGTACATTATCGTAATCACCAATCAAGGCGCGAGTGATACCACCCGTAGGGATATCAGTACAAGCGTAGGTGATTCCAGCAATAGTTACAGAACAAGCCATTTGTTATTTTATTAAAGGGTTAATGGGGGAGAACAAGCCTCCCCCTATTAAATTACACAGTGTAGTATACAATCTCAGAACCCTTCAAGTAGGAGAAGCCCAACTTGAACTGACCCCAAATCTTGTCAGAAGACAACTCAGATTCGTACTTCATATCGATAGCGCGAACATCGTTGTAGTCATCGGTAACCATCACCAAGTTCTCAGGAGCAGAGATGAAGAACTTATTGGCAGCCAATGAAGGGAAGTGGATTACTTCCATACCGTAGTAGGTAGGAATGTTACCTTCTGCAACACCCTCAGGAGTGGTGGTGTACAAGTTAGCCATAGCGATTTGGTAGTGCTGGATGGCAGTAGTACCCATAAAGAAAGCGGGGCGGTACTGACGGTCAGCGTCACCATAAACACCAGCCAACATAACTGCGCTCATAGTCTGGTAAGCATCCTCCATTTTGTCAAGGATGTTAGAAGGAGTCAAAGCAGCAGCACCAGCAACGTCCAATACGTCAGCATCAGCAGCCATCTCAACAACCAACTCAGAACCAGCAAGTTCCAAAGCCTTCTGAGCAGACAACTTAGCGAAGTATTCGAATACCCAATCCTTGAACTCTCCGTCCATAGTCTCGGGGTTGTGTTGACCCTTCTTCAACAATACAGAACGGTAGGTAGCCTCGAGGACAGACTTACAGTTCAAGAAAGACCACTTGTAAGTCTCAACGGTCATCTCCTTGTCAGCGATAGAAGCAGAAGAAGAAGCGTCAAATACGCAAAGGTCATTACCAAAGTTCAATGCTGCATCGAATACAGGAACATTTACTTTGTTTTTAACACCGTCAATCAAACGGAAACGATTCAAGACACCAGCAGACTTGACCATCGTATCGATGAACAAGTTTGGCTGTAGATTGTGCCAAGGAATATTAGCAACTGAAATACCCATTTTATTTTAAGATATAAATATTAATAATTAAGAAAGGGCAGCCGTTTCAACATCGGTGATGGTAACAGCAGCCTCGCCAGCCGTGGTGGCAGCAACTTCGCGGACACCCAACTTAGAAGAAGTAGTGTTCCAGTAGATTTCATATACGGAGCCGTCCTCTTGAGAGATGGCACTTCCGAAAACCAATTTAGCCATTTTAGAAAGTATTTACTTTTAGTAATTTACAAATTAATATAGTTTAGTACCGAAGAATTTGTCAATCATATTGACCTTATCGGGACTGATTGCGTTAAAGGAGATAGTCTTATCTTCTTTAGCAACCTCTTGCTCACCTTCTTGCTCAAATTTCAAGGTCTTTTCAGCCTCTTCCTCTTCGCTTGAAAGGTTCTCTTCAACAGCAACTTCCGCTACTTCTTCCTCAGCAACTTCTTCAGTCTCATTTGAGACCTCTTCTGCTACTTCGGCTTCAGCCTCGGGCTGCTCCTCAGAGTACATCTGCTTATCCTTTTCCTCATCCATATGCTTTCCCATATCTTCGGGCATATCCGTAGATGCTGGGTCTTCCATCATACCAATGTGGTTTTGAATAAGTTCAACAGCCTTCTTCAAATCCTCGTAAGCGGAGAAACGCTCTTCATTAGAAATCATAGTCTCTAACAATACTTCGTTATGCTCTTCAAGTTTTTGGATTTGGCTATTGAGTTTTGCGATTTCGGCTTCGTACTTGGCTTCAATTTTGCCAAGTTCTACGCCAAATTTAAACTCACTCATTTCCTCTTGTTTAGAATGTTTAATATCAGCTTTAATCTCAATAGAGAAACCATTGATTTCTCCAGTTTTGATGGATGACCAAAGACTCTCGTCTTCAATCTGAGCCTTAACGAATACCGTTCCATCGGGAAGGTCGTATCCATATTTGCTGCTCTTGTCAGCATCGGATTCTTTCTTCCAGATTTCAAGCATCGTAACGCCATCAAAGTTTTGGTCAGTATGCTCAATGTTGAACAAGTTAAACTTGCCGTCCTTTGAGTACTTGTACATAATATCGTCAATCGCCTTTTCAGTAAAGCGAATATAGTATTCACCCACATCCTCATTTCTGCGGTAGATGGGTTTGTTTGGAATCATAATCGGACCAACGACCTGTCGCTTCTCCTCATCTTTGAAGAACTCAATACGCTCATCCTTGAAATGGATGAAGTTCTCTTCAATAGCGGGAGCAGCAACCAAAGAGATACGGAACATTCCGTTCTCTGAGTTGAGGTCTCCAAGGTCAATATCGTATAAAGGTAAATCCATTATATATTTTATAAAACGCCAACAGCCTTTAAGAATGCATCCTCATCAAATGGGATTCCTTGACTCCTCAAGTCCTCAATTTGTACAAGTGCAATTTCCTTTCTGTTGTCGAGGTCTTTAATACGCAAAAGCAAGTCTACAATTCCGTCAATCATATCCTTGTCCTCGGGTCGCTGTGCGATTGAGAACTCTTGCGTTGCCATCTTTCGCTCCTTGCGGATAGACTCGGCTTTCTTAATAGCCCAGTTCACTCCACTTGTTCCTCCCCAAATAAGCCAAGCCACATATCCTCGGTCTTTCCAGGGTTCGGATTTGTACTGAGGGTCGATTGCGCTGTTTGAGCGGTGGCGAGCAAAGGCAGCCATTCTTGCAATCGTTTCGTAACTGAGTCCTTGTCTGTTGGCTAATTGCCTTGCTCTGGTCCACCCAACGATGGTCCCCCCTTTTACTTCATCTCCATACTTCTCCTTCCAAGCCAACGCTTTCTTAGCATTGTTGGTGGCAGATACAGGATAATCATTATAGGTCTTAGCCATCTACTTAATTTACAAGAATTTTATCTTTAAGGTCGCATATACTACATCTTCGTATACAGTTCCTTCCATAGATTCAATAACAAAGTCCTCTCCCGTAGATGTAAACGTAAAGGTTCTTGAGTATTGATAGTTATTGGAAATCCAAGAGGTGGGAATGACAGCATTAAACTCCATAGATGTTCTTCCATTGGAGGCGATACGCTCTAATCCCACATAATAGTTATAAAATGCTTGAGTGTTTCCATCTCTGTCCGCAAAGCGTAGAGTACCAGATGAACCAGTATCACCAAAAAGTCCTTGCATCTTTACATTGGCAAGTAAGTCGTAAGTCAAACCGTCTACAACTTGACTGCTTGATGGGAATGCTGTTAGATATGTTATTCCTAGGTACTTTGGATATCGGATGTTTGTGTTATATGCCGGACTGCCTAGGTATCCAAAACGCAAACCAATTAAATCGTAGTCTCGTATCTCATTTGTAATAAATCCCGCTTGCTGCTCAGTAATTCCTTCTTTCTTTAGGATGTCCCAATTTTGCTCAACGGGGTCCCCACATACGGTCTTATTGATTGGATTGATTAACCCTCCTTCGAGTTGTACTGTGATATCACCACTTCCACTCGCATCAAATATTCCATCATAGGAGCCGACAGCCAAATCATTTGGAAACTTATCATACAACCCACCAAAATCTTTATTGAGCAATCTGATTTTGTTATATGGTAATCCAGCAGAATAGATGGTGTATAGATTGATATCGTCTACTTGAGGGTCTATGCTTTGCGTAGATACACGCATATCGTCCATAGTGTCCAAGTAGAACTTATTAGAACTATAATTATAAACCAACGAAAGGCCAAAGCGATTTACAATCTCAATGAATAGTTCATATGGAGTATATGTATTCGCTGTATCTAATGATAGTCTATATTGGAATTCATCATCTGGCAATGCTGCCAAGAAGGCATCATCTGTAACGATACGGATATCAAGATTTGAGTATGTGTAGTCAAACACACGCATCTTTTTGATATCATCGTAATAGATATTTTGCGTTATGGAAGAGGTGTGAGCGTGGTTCTCAAGTTGGCAATCCAAGTATCCTGTCATCTCCATCTCAAATGACAGTTGGTATTTATTGGATGCAACGAACTCCCTTACTTCATCAAGATATCCGGTAAAAGATTCAAAGTATAAGATGTTGTTTGGTGCGTGAGTACCGCCACCAGTATGGTCATCTTGATAATCAATTGATTGAGTTGCTTGCTCAATAGCAGATGCCTGTAATTCAAGAATATTACCGCTAACATCTTTCAATGGTAGACGATACTTAGGTACTCCCGATTCCCAAATTACAATTGTAGGAATAAAGTATGCGCTATTTGCATCGTTGATATTTTCAACTACATAGGGCCTTGTATACGTTCCATCAAAATAAGAGACAGAATACACACAGACTCGCATATCATCAATGCTACTTGATGTTGCTCCACCACCAAATGTAATACGACCATCAAATCCTACAGAGTATCCCACAAAGCCACTTCTGTAGTCCACATCAGCAACTCCTATATTAGCTGGAGTCTTAAACTGTGTTCCATAATCATACTCGTCTATAGAAAGCGTAGGGTCGTAGTTTGTAGGAATGTATGGAGTGTATTCTCCAGCCACCACATATCCTTCTACATCCCAATCATTATCGCCAACAATCTGACTTTGGTTTTTGTAGATGTTGCTTGTATATGGAGCCAAGTTTGTAGACTTCTGGTCTGCTGTATCTGATAGCAAACGAGAGGGATAAAGCATATATAAATTCGTTGAGGACCAAGTAGGAGTCCCTGTGGTTCCTCCAAACTTAGATACATAACTACTTACATATCCAAGGGCTGCAAAGCATCTACGAATGAAATTCTGCACATTGAGTGCTGGCATCAATCCTACCTTTTTGTCAGTAGTTCCCCAAGCCGTAAACTGACGAGCATTATATCCAAACTTTGATTGACCGTTGTCAAAGTCTACATATGGAAGTTCAATATCCCTACCAGCATAATCGGTCTCTGTGGTCAGCCAAGTATAGAGTGTTTGAGTGGTCTCTGAGATGGTGTCTCCAGCAATAGCATCAATAGAAGAGCGATAGATATCTCCCATTGAAAGAGCCTTTAGTCTCTGAACAAAGTCAAGAGATAGGTCGTTGAAGTTGCATTCAAAGTAAGGTTCGGCAGCATTGACAACAACAGAAGATGCATTAACAAGACCCTTAGATATAACCACACCTCCCGAGTAAAGCGTATACTCGTATTGCTCATTGGTCAAGTCACCAAACGCAGAAGTATAATCATAACCACCAAATATTCCTTTGTTGGTTGATGTATATGGTAGGTTGTTTGAGAAGTTAAATGGGTATCTTAACTGACCTATTTCCTCAGATGAGAATGCATCAAAGTTGATAGAAATCTCATATTCTGGGAAAAGGTCGGCATCTGTGCCATCAATAACTAAGCGATAACTCATTGAGCAGCGAGTCTAAATTCTACAGAGTTCTTAAATGCATTGTTGATTGAGTCAATAGTTGAACTCTCAGCAGCCAATGAATATACTACACCATCAATATATGTACAATCGTCTACCAAGAATAATGGATTATTCTGAATCAAAGAATGGAAATCACCGAGGTTGATTCTTTTCTTATTTCCGATTGTAAGCGTATATCTCTTGGTGGTGTTATACTTGATATAACTCTGTGAGTAATATGCTTGCAGAACCTCTGTTTGGAGGTTGTATGAGGGTACAGAGATAGTTATTCCGTTTGCTGGCAATGCAGCCTTTGAATAAACGGAGAATGCACCCGAACCTGATGGTACTGCGTAGATGCGGTCATCGTATCCGCATTGATACTCATTCCCGAATTGGTCTTGAACTACACCGTATGTAGAGCCAAACTTTACAACATCTCCGGTATTGATTCCAGAGGGTGTCCCAAGGTCAATGGTAAACTGTCCTTGTACGGCAAGGACGATACTTCCCGTTCCTGTTGTTGGCGCACCATCAGCAACAAAATAATTAGCCATTAGATAAGTGTATTTCTTTCTTTAATCTTACGCTCTGCAGTATTGCTACTAAGGTCAGCACTTGTTACATATGCACGAACTGGCTTAGAGGTATTTTGGGAGATGTTGACATTGGTCTCTGCGATTGCTCTAAGGTAATCTAATTGTGCTAAAGTAGCCTCTGCTCCTCCCGCTGAACTCTGCAATGTAGATGCTGTGATTCCATTGATTGGAATAACTCCACCAGTCTCAAACATTAACTTTCCGTTCTGTACCGTTGGCCGTGTAGAGTTATTGATTCGCTCAAGCACGTTCTTATGCAGTTGTGCTGCTCGTTTGTTTACGATAAACTCGCCACCTTCCATCTCATATCCTCCGCGACCTTGAACGGTAAATGGTACACCTCCATCATCGTGAGAAGGACCACTTACGAAACCACCCTCTGCAAACTTCTTGGGTATGAATTTACGTTGACCAATAGCAGCAAGTTCAGAACCGTATGCAGCCGTAGCCAAAGCACCAGTAATAATGGACTTAGCAGTAAGAGTTACTGGGTCCGCTGTCTTATCATACAGAATCAAGTTAGGTATGATGGATGCTAATGCCTGTAGATAATCAGCCGTAGCATTTTGCTTGTCTCTACGCTGTGATGCATCAAACAAAGCCTTTTCAAGCGTGTTCTCCTCTCCAATCTGCTTTCTGCGAAGTTGATTCTTCTTGTTTAGATATTCAGCCTCTGTAATAAGTTGATTGTCTAACTGAGCCTTTAAGATATCTTCTTCGGCAGAGTAACGAGCATCTACCAAATCCTGTTCTCTTTCGATACGGTCTTTGGTATTTTGATATGCAACATCATTAAATCTATTCAAAGCGTCAATAGCCGTCTTTAACGCATCTTCAAGTCCATCGATATAGAGTTGGCGATATTGCTCTGAAACATCCTCAGCAACATTTTCGGCATTCTCCTTAACGGACATACCCATTGCATTAAGACGCTTTTCAGCAGTATCAATTGCAGCAGACAAAGGTCCAAGGATAAGTGCTGCTGCTTGTGGTCCAAAAGCAACCTCTAATCCCGCCTTCATTGAATAATATTGACCAACAAGACTATCAAGACTGTCCTTTAATCTTTCAAATTCTCGTACAGATGCATCAGCAAAATCTACTTGGCCTTGTGCAGTATCACCATAATAATCCTTTAGTTCGGCAAGACTCTGTTCAAATCCAGACATCACATTGTTCAGGGATGTCAAGAGCTGATTAGCGAACTCCGTTGGGTCCATAATCACACTCTCTTGCGCTATGCTTATATCAAATAATAACTTCTCAAACTGTGTTGCGAAATCATCAAATGCATCGGGAAAGTCTTGATACTTTTGTTTTAGTTCAAGAGTATCGTCTGTGAGTTTACGAGTCTTATCTGCGACTACTTTTAACTCATTCCCCAATTCCTCATTAGCCTTCTTGATATCCGCAGCAGCCTTCAATTCTATATTTGCTCGTTGCTCTGAAGTCGCTGCTCTTCCGGATTCAAGTTTTCTACGCTCCTCAATAGATTTTATTTCTTCATCCCGAATCTTCTTGATTTGGCGAAGACGCTCTTGAAGTTCAGCCTTACGTCTTGTAATTTCTCCTTTGTCATCATCGAGTTTTTTCTTGCGGGCAGCCAACAACAATTTATCCGCTTCTTCTAAGTCCATATTAAACTCAGACAACACGTTTGCATACTCCTCAAGTCCAGATATCTCTGCTTGATATTGCTCAAGTTTTGCTCTACTTGCAGCAGAACCCTTGTTCTCCTCTTCTTTTAATTTGTCAAGGACTTCACTTTTCTTTTTAAGAATTGAATCTTCAAGAACCAATGCTCTCTTTTGTGCTGATTCATTTTTAACACCAAGCGCAACAACCGCATCGTATTCCTCTTTGAACTGTGCTTGAATATCTACGCGAGATTTTTCCGCTTGCTCTGCGCGCTTTAGAGATGCGACACCATCATCAATTCGTTCCTTATATCCCTTAAGAGTAATAACTTGGTCTTTAAAGTCCCAAGCACTTTTATTTGGTCTGAAACCATCAAATACATCTCCTATTTGTTCGAGTTGAGATGCAGTAATCTTACCTTCTGTGTTTACCAGTTTAAAGTAATCTACTGCACCTTCGGAGCCATCTTTAATACTTTCAAACAAAGCATCAAAAACTTGGTCAATTGTAATGTCCTCGCTTATATTTTTTACTCGCTGAAACAGTTTGCTGATTGACATAGATGTGTCATTAAATCCAGGAACAGATTCTTTGACAGTCAACATCATTTGCTGATATGCTGATTGGCCTTCATATACAGCCTTTACGTTGTCACTTAATGCATTTTCATTTCTCTTGAATACCTCATTAAGTAATTCATATCCTCGAGCAAGAGCCTCTGAGTCCTCGCTTAAAAGACCGATAAGTTCAAAGAAGAATTCTGTGTTTACAATTGCTTCTCCAATCTTTAATTTGAATTCCTCAAATGCACTTTTTAGAATATCTACCCTACCAGCAGAGGTAGACATCTGTGCAGATGCTGCTTTTAAAGAATCTGCAAGGTTGTCTGTGGCGATTGCACTTGAGTCCATTGCATCAATCTCTCGCAATATGACAAGCAACTGAGCAGCGGCTCTACGACCCACCAAATCTTTTGCCTCTGCAACGCTAATGTTAGCATCAGCCAATTCCTTTAACGTCTTTGTAAGGTCCTCTCCCGGCTTTTTTAAGTCGGTAAAGATGGAACGAAGTCCAGTACCAATACGAGATGCTGTAAAGCCGTTATCCGCAAGGACCTTCATATACTCAGCAGTCTCGGCAAAGGTATATCCAACCTGTGATGCTACTGGACCAATGTACTGAATCGCAGTATTAAAAGTATTAAGAGAAAGTGCTGATTCGTTGATTGCACTAACAAGCGTTTGTGCTGTCGTTGCACTCTCTCCAGCAACAAGACCAAATTGATTATTGACTTTTAATATCGTCTCTCCTACGGAATCTAATGATTCACCAGTTGCTTGAGCAGCAAGGGCTATTGGTTGGAGTAGGTCTGGAATCTCATTAGAAGTAGCACCAAGTTTTGCTAATGATGTTGCAAGTGCTGCTACCTCTGTTGCTGTAAAACGAGTCTCAACTGCGACTGTTCTAATGGATTCGGATAAAATTTTAGATTGCTCTCCTGTAGCAAGAGTAATAGCATTTAATTTTCCAATAGCATCCTCATATGCGATAAACGCTTTTGCTGAACCGAGGATAAGTTCTCGAACTCCATCAATTGCTGCATAAAGTAATTGGTAGATTCCAACAAACTTTAATACATTAGCAATCGCTGACCCCCAAGCCTGTGGTGAAAATGCTTGACGGAATGTGTCTCCAAAGGTCTTAGTTCTTTTTGAAGCCCTTTCTGTTTGTTCCGCAAGACGCTCTCTTGAATTGGCTGCTGCCGTATCAATAGCGACTTGTTGCTTCATCCCACTGAACTGAGAATTAAGGTCTGCTACTTTTTCGCCTCTTAAGCGTTTTGCCGCATCCTCTTCTTGTTCAATTTGAAAAAGTCTATTTTTTTGCTGACGGATAAGTTCATTAATGATATCCGTTTGGTCCTTTGCTGAGGTTACCTCAACATCGTGAAGTTGCTTTGCTCTTTTTCCTTGCTCTTTTTGAGCATTAGCAAGTGGACCATTTAGTACTGAAGTTAAAGAACCATATGTGGTCTTTAATGAAGAAACAGAACCAGCAAGTTTTATTAGGTCATCGTTTAGACCTTTGTTGCTTTTTCTATTTCCAGCATTTGCATTGGTATACTTTGATACCTTGTCTATTAGTTCAGTATAATCCTTAGATGCTGTTTCTAAGGATTTTGCAATGATATTATTAACCTCGGCTACATCCTTTCCCTCTTTGGTATACTTATCAATTTCCGCAGTAAGCAGTTGAATAGCAGCCTTAAGATTTTTTATATCTTGAGAAATCTGTTCAAACTTTTTTGTAGCCATCTTAGAATATAATCGTTAGCTTATCGTATACCTTTTCAGCAATTGCCTCGTTCCATATATCTTGAAACTCATTTACTGAGTCCAGAATTGCTAACTCATATCTGAGTTTTCCTTCTGTTAGATACGGTGACCTATTTTTTAAATAACCTCTGTCCTTAATGCTTCTGGCAATCACAAATGCCAACTTCCTTCTATACTTAAAATCAGTAAGAGGGTAGGAATATGACTTCCCCCCTCTTTTTATAATGTACATATTTTCACCCTTCCAAGTACCATTAGATAATTTCTGCATTATCCATTGTTCAATTGCCTGAATAGATGGTGACATACCGCTTGCATCCCTACCAAGAACGGTATCTACAGAGGTAGCGTATGGTGCGGATGAAAGGTCAATAGTATAGACAATCTGAACGTCATAGATAGCATCAAACTTATTATCTATTTTATATCTGATGCTCGTATTCTTAGACTCATTCCTGTCCAAGATTGCCTGTATAAGGTTTCCACTTGCCACTTGACCACGCTCTTGCAGCGTATTAGCCATAGCCTCTCTTATCCTTGACTTCTTAAAATTACGAATAAGGATTGCTCTAAGTTGCCCAGCCTGTTGGCGTGCGCTCATACCTCACGGACAATGTGTCCTCCGCAACGCAAACAACGCTTTACACCTTGCTCGTTGCCACACTCGCTACACTTATAGCGGACAGCCTTAACTTCTACTGGTTGGGTTGTTTGTGCGACTACCGTCTCTTGCACCTCTACTTTAGGGGCAACTGTTTTCTTTTTACGGGTAGCCTTTTTCTTAGGTGTTAACTCTTCGCTCATTGCGCAATATCTTTAATATAGGGAGACCTTGGTAGTTCAATGGAGAACTCACACAATGCTGAAGTGATATTGTAATCATCTCCCCGAGTGTTAATAATGTCGATGTTGTTGAAGTCTACATTGATATCATTAGACCATTGCATCAAGAAATCTTGCAATTGACCAACGACAAATACGTTTTCCTCTGATGACTTGATAATTTGAAATCCATCAAAGGAATCAATGCGGTCAAACAACACCAAAAAGAAATCCAAGTTGTAGGTAGGTCGGTTGAGGTCTCGCGAGATGTTAGAGCCGGAAGGCATCAAAATCAAACTTCTGTAGTTGAACTCGCGATTCTGTAACTCCTCCTCTGAACCCACCAATACGAACTCATTGACCATCGGATGGTTTTCTGCAAACTCTTTGATTTGCTCGTACAGGTCGGTTAAGTTCTTCATTTTGCTTTTATTAATTTACAATTTATTTGCCACCCTCTGCCTAAACTCCGCTGCCTTATCGAGTTTAGCCTTCTGAATCAGAAAAGATAATTCGGGAAGTACCACATCCATCTTAAGCATATATATCTTGTCATACATTAAGACATTCTCGCCAGCCAATCTCCTAACAATATTATACCAATACCATTGCTCTCTGAATTTATACTCAAAGTCATTAGCCTTTCTAAACTCCTCATCCATCCCCTCTTCATCCTCTTCCTCTTTTTCTGCATCTGGGTCATAGAATACACCCTTGAAGTCCTCAAACAATGTCTTGTTTCTATTGTCCACAAAGTCTTTTAGTATGGACATAGCATCCCACAGGTCGAGATTCAATATGTTCTTTCTGTTCTCGCTTTCCTCTTCCTCATTGGTGTTATCGAACTCAGTATGATTTTTAGGTCTGAGGATAAGACTTAGTATTGTGAAGTCAGCAATATTCTGAGGCATAGGATTCTTTCCTGTGAATATCTGCTCAATCATAATGAACTGACCAAGCACCAAGTCAAATACCCTTGTGTTTGCGGTGAATGGCAACTCTGAGTAGTTTACATTTCTGTATTGAACAGGATAGGACTCCTCAATACTTCTTCTCATCAGTACTGATTTCGCTGGACCAAGCCTCTCAAAATAACGCATAAGTTCCTTTTCCGAGGAATAGTATTTTGATAACTCGATATGCTCTCCAAGCGTCATCATAGGAACATCGTAATACCTCCATCTTGCTCTTCCCTTGCACAGTATGCCGTAATAGCAAGACTCATCACCATATCATCGTGCTTTCCTTCCGTATTGCTGAACTGCATATTCCCAGTAATAGCATTTCTCTTTCCCTTGAAGTCATACAGTTCCTTTACCAACTCATCGTTATTGGGAATAAGAATCTTCTTGTCCTCAAATAACTTAATCAGATTCCTGATAATCTCCGGCTTTGTCTGTGAGGTGGTCTGAAAAGGAAGCATCTTGTACATCGCATCGTCATCCGATATCTCATCAAACAGCAACTCATTGTTGTTTATCTCGAAGTAACAGGCAGCAAGTTCCTTCTCGTAGTTTAGATAGAAG